AGCAGGAGTTAATGAGCATGGATGGCACGCAGTCTCCTGCTGCTTTCAAGGCTTTAAATGTTCAACTTGCTGCATCTAATCAAAGGTTGGATGAGTTGGTAACTAATGCCGCTAAAGCTGGAGCAGAGATGGAAACGGGATTCAAAAAAGGTATATACGATGGCGAAAAAGCTGTCAATTCCTTATCCGAAGAGATCATTAAACAAAAAGACATCATACGTGAGACACAGAATGATGTTTCAATGCTTACAGAACAATATAAGAAATTAGGAAAGTACGACCCTAAAAGACAATCTTTATCAGATGAATTAAACCGTGCAAAGGCAGCATTAGGAGAACAAAAGTATGCTCTTGGTGAATTACAATCACAACAAGCTCTTGCAAGATTATCTACCAAAGCTCTAAAGGATGAATACGCTTTGTTCAAGGATGAAAGCAAGGCTGTTGTTACCGTTAATGAAGGTGTAGGAGTCTCATTCAAGAAGACACTTGCTGCTATTGGTGGAATCGCAATGTTGAAACAAGTTGCTTCAAATGTAGTATCAACAGCTGGAATGTTTCAAAAGTATGAATCTGTATTAACTAATGCTCTGAATGGTAGTTCCGAAAAAGCAAAAGCATATCTATCTGACATAAATAGCTTTGCCGCAAAAACAAACTTCCAACTTGATGAACTGACGGATGATTTTATAAAATTCGTCAATCGTGGTATCACTCCTTCGATGGATGCCATGAAAAAAATGGGAGATTTTACCAATACAGTAGCAAAACCTTTCGACCAGCTAACAGAGGCGATACTTGATATAAATAATCCAGAGCGTTGGAAAGAGTTCGGTGTTCGTGTTCAAACAGAAGGGAATAAAGTTAAGCTTTCGTTCCGTGATATGACAGTTGAATGTGACCGAACAGTTGAATCTGTAATGAAAGCCGTTGAACAATTTGGCTCAATGAAAGGCGTTGAAGGCTCTACGGAAGCTATTGCAAAGACTATTGAGGGACAAATGTCAAACTTTGAAGATACAATAACTACTGCTTTGGCTGAGATAGGACTTACTAATCAAAATTTGATTTCAGGAAGTATATCTGTTGCTGATACTGTAGTTAAGAACTACGAAGTTATAGGGCAAAGTGTATTGGCTCTCGTTTCAATATATGGTGTTTATAGAACTGGGCTATTGGTGAACTCCATTGTTGAGCAAGGATTTACAAAGGCTATATGGGGAAAGGTTGCAGCAACCAAAGCTGCTACTGTTGCTCAAGCTACATATAACAAAGTTCTCGCAATGAATCCTTATGTATTAGCTGGAACTGCCATAGTTTCTCTTGGGATTGCTATGTGGACATTGGCAGATAATACATCCATTGCTGAAAAGGCACAAGAGCGTTTCAACAAGAAACAAGAAGAGTCGGCAAAACAAGAGAAAGAACGTAAACAAAAAATAGAGGGTCTTATTCAAAGCTCTCGTGATATTGCTTTGGCTGATTTGCAACGTGGGCAAAGTTTGGCAGAATTACGCAAGGAATACCCGAAGATATTCTCCCAGTACGACATAGAGAGCATCAAGTTAGCGGATATTCTTGAACTTAAAAGGCAGATTGCCGAGGAAGATTCAAAACGAGCCGGAGAAAGAGTTGCAAAAGATTTTGAAGCAGCTAATAAAGCGGTTTCTGATTATGAAAACACACTTTCCGCAAAACAAATTAATGGTGGGAAACTAACCCAGCAGGAAATTAGCAAACTAAAGGAACTTCGTTTTTACAGAGACGAATTTCTTGTTGAGAGAGGAAAGGGTATATCAGAGCAATTCATATCAAGCTTGAAAGATGTTGATATTAGCAAGTTTGACGAATATATTTCTGAACTTGAAAAACGAATCAAAGGAAAAGATGGGAATGGAAAAGTAAAGATGAAACTTCCAATTGACGTGGAAGGTTCTTTGTCTGATGAAGCAATTTATGAGGTAAAAGACATTAAAAATCTTATAGATACGGCTAAATCAACAAAACAAACCCGTATTGAAACCGAAAAGAATAAGACTACTTACCAACAAGACCTTGCAGCAGCTAAAGCCGATTGGGAAAAGGCAAAGAAAGGTTATGAAGTATTACTTAAAGACCAAGAAGCTACATCGGAGCAGGTGAAAGATGCCAAAGGCAAGATGGAAGCTGCCGAAAAGAAATATAAAGACTTAGGAGGAATTACTGGAAGCTCGTTGACTAAGCAGGAAAATCAAGCCAAGAAAGAAGCCGCCAAGCAACTCAAACAGCAAGAACTGCTTGCCGAACAACTCCTTTCCATTCGTCGGAAAAACCAGCAGGATGAAATCAACCTCATGGAGGATGGTACTGAAAAGAAGCTGGCTCAGATTGACTTGGACTATCGAAAAGAACTGGATGCTATTAAAAAACAGCGCAAGGATTGGGAAACGGAGCAAGGTGGAAAACTGACAGATAAACAAGAGGAGAAACTTGGCACATGGGCTTCTAATGCCGCTAAAAAAAGAGAAAGCGATATTGATTCAACAAGTAAAGCCAAACTTGAAGCCGACAAAAAAGCATGGCAGGAGTATTTCATTGAGTTCGGCAACTACCAGGAAAAGCGCAAAAATCTTATTCAGAAGTACAATGACGAGATAGCCAAACTGCAAACCGACAGCCCGGAGTACGCTTCCAAGGTAGCCCAAAAGAACAAGGCTCTTGAACAGCTTGATGAACAGTTCGGTCACTCCACAAAGGCGATGGCAGACCTCTTTGAAGATGCCAGCAATAAGTCCGTTTCCGCTATTCAGTCCATCATTGACAAATACGAAACCCTTGTCAAGTACATGTCCGGTACTGATAAAGACATTTCTATTGCTGATTTGAAAGGAATGGGCTTTACCGATAAAGACATTGAAGGGATAGAAAAAGGGGAAATATCCATCAAGGATGTTACAGACGCAATCAAAGGGTTAAAGGATGAACTTAAAGGCAAATCACCGTGGCAGGCTTTCGTCTCTGACTTGGAGAAAGGGATAGAAGCCATAAAAAAGGGTGGCAACGATTCCAAGAAAATCGGTCAAGGAATCACCGATATAGGAAATACTGTGACGTCTTTTGCCCCTGCATTGAATGAGTTTGGCTCAAGTATCGCCGACATATTCGGATTTGACGACAGTAAGATAACAAGTGCCATTGATGCGCTTGGCGGCTTAGGACAAACGGCATCCGGGGTCGGGCAAATCATGTCGGGTGATATTGTCGGAGGCGCAATGAGTGCGGTTTCTGGAATTTCCTCTGTAGTGTCCGCATTGGACGGGATGTTCGGTGCCGATTATTCCCACTATAACGAGATGGTTGAGGAGTACACCAGGCTCAATGAGATATGGGATGAGCTGATAGACAAGAAGCAGGAATACATCAGCATTTCCTACGGCATGGAGGCAGACAAGGTCGGAGAAGAGGCGCTTGGCCTTGTTGAAAAGCAAATTGAGGCATATCGCCTACTGGGAAAAGAACGTCTTAATTCCGGTGCATCCGCAGGTTCCCATTCCATTGGCAAGCGGATGGCAAAGAACACCTCGTCAAGCGACTGGCAGGACATTGCCGACGCACTCGACATGTCAGTCAATGCCGCCAAAGAGTTTATCGGGACCGGAAGAATGACCGGACTGTTTGACCTCACTGTTGAGCAATTGGAGAAACTTAAATCCGAAGCTCCTGCCTTCTGGGCGAAGATGGACGGTGACGTGCAAGAATATTTGAACGGCATTATAGATGGAGAGGAAAGGATTGAGGATATTCAGAACCAGATTAGTGAACAACTGACACAGACAACGTTCGATAGCGTTTTCGACAGTTTTGTGGATACCCTCATGGATATGGGCAGTTCCGCGAAAGACTTTTCTGACAGTTTCAGCGGATATATGCAGCGTGCCGTGCTTACCACAATGGTAGGCAACAAATTTACCGAGGACCTTCAAACGTGGTACGATGCCTTTGCCCAGGCCAATAAAGACCAAAGAGGCATTACGAAGGAGGAGATGGAGGCTCTTCGGAAGCAGTATGACGCAATTGCCGGTTCCGCACTTGCCGAACGTGACAAGCTTGCGGAAATTTTCGGATGGACCAAAGAGGATACCGACAGTAGCACGGATAACTATGAGGATTTCATCGGTAGTATGCAGAGTTCTCTTACTTCCCTTGATGTGACGGCCAAGGATGTTTCTGATAATATCTATGATTACTTCCGTCAGGCAATGATTAACGCTCTGTATGAAAAGGAGTACAAGAGCAAGATGGAAGAGTTGTACAAGACCTTTGAAGGGCTTTCCAAAGACGGATTGTCCGAGAGTGACATGGCACAACTCGGCTCTCAGATTGACCAATACATTGAGCAGATGATGAAGGGCGTAGAGGACGTTAATAGTTTGTTTGCTGACAAGCTGAAGAACGCCGAAGACTTGCAGTCGTTTGTTGATAGCGTCAAGTCTGCCATGTCCTCTGTCGAAGCCACTGCCGAGGATGTGACAGACAACATCTTTGAGTACATCCGTCAGCAGATGGTTGATAAGATGTTCACTGATAGCTTCCAACCGCAGATAGAGGAGTTATACAAGAAGGTTCAGGAAGCCATGTCTGACGGTGACATAACCGGCGCTGAAAAGGATGCGTTAAGAAACGAAGCGGAGAAGTTGGCTAACGACATTACGGCCGCTAAGGATATTCTGAGTGATACTCTTGGCATTACTGAGAGCAACCTAAAGAAAGAACTTGAGGAGGAATTCAAATCATTCTCCGATGGGATATTAAGTTCCTTGTATGATACGGAAGTTACTGCTGAGACTGTTGCCAAGAATATCTCCGATTCCATGCGGAAAGAGCTTATTGAGGCAATGTACCTTGAACAGTACGAACCGCGTATCAAGGCCATCTGGGAAAAATGGAAGGAATACTCAGAGGATGGACTTGTAACCGATGAAGAGCGTACAAACATCAAGAATGACATTGACGGGTTGAGCAAGGAGGTCGTCGATGCTGCCGGGGAAATCAGTGACGCGTGGAAAGACTCTGGAGAGGAGGTAAGGAAAGCGTTCAACTCTTTCTCCGACAGTATCAAGAGTGTGCTCTATGACGCAGAAGCTACCGCCGAGGACATAGCCGACAATATCTATCAATATATGCGCAATGCCTTGGTGGATTCCATGTTTACTGCCCAGCTCCAGCCTCAGATTCAGGCCTGGTATGACAAATATACCGAATTTATGAAAGACGGTGCCATTGATACGGCCGAGCGCAAGACTCTGGACGAGATGATAGCCGAAATTCAGAAAGCCGGTGTCGACATTGTGGATGCGGCTAACAAGCTTTTCCCCACTCTTGATACGGGAGCCATCAACCGTGCGGAAGAAGCCGCCCAGGAAGCGGAGAACGCCCGTAATGAAGCTGAGCAGGAATGGGAGTCGTTCTCTGATGGTATTCTGAATTCCTTGTGCGATATAGAGGCCACAGCGGAGGATATTTCCGATGACATGAGCGAATACATGCGCAAGGCTTTGATTAAGGCCATGTATGTGGAGAACTTCAAACCGCAGATGCAGAAGTGGTACAATGAGTGGAAAAAGGCCATGGGAGATGACGACTTGACTTCCGAAGAAAAGCAGCTCCTCGACTCCATGAAACAGACGATGGTTGACGACATGAAGAAAGAAGTTGATGCCATCAACCAGTTCTTTGGAACCATGTTTTCACAGCAGGCGAGTAGTAAGGGTTTTGAAGCCATGTCACAAGATACCGGCGAAGAACTTAACGGACGTTTTACAGCTTTGCAGGTTGCCGGGGAAGAAATAAAGAACCAGTCCATTCAACAGACCGGTTTACTTTCATCCATCAATGGCAAACTTTCATTGCTCAATCTTAGAAGCGGGGATGTCCCAGCTTTGTTATCTGGAACTCCTAATTTCGCAGATAGAGCCAAAGAGACAATAGCGAGCGGCTATCAGTCGCAGGTACATGTTGTTTTCCCGACAGAGGACATAAAGGCATTGACCGATAAAGTCTCCAATATGGAAAGAATCGTAGATGAAATGAGAACATTCCAAGTAGAAGGTAACATGGACCGTAGAGATATACTTGAAAACTCTGTTATTCTTGCCAAAAATAGTCCGCGAATACTCGATAATACAAATGATATCAAGCAGGATATAAAGAATCTATAATAGTTATGGCAGAATTAATAATAAACGGAAGAGAAGCCCTAAAAGAGTGGGGTGTTAGAATGGGAGATAACTTTCTTGATGTACTGGGAGCACCGGTACCTCTGAAAGAGTTTATAGAGAATAAATCACGCTTGGAACATGGGAAACAAGTTCTTATGGATAACCCCAAGCTTGATGAGCGTGAGTTAACTCTTGTTTTTACAGTAGAAGGTGATTCTCCTGCCGATTATCAGGCAAAGAAAACAGCTTTTTATGAAGAACTTTACAAAGGTAAAATTGATATTCAGATTCCTGAGAACAGTAGTGATATTTATCATTTGCTATATTTAGGAAAGAGCGTTTCTTATGCCCAAAGCTTAGACCGGACATTTGGGAAAATATCAGCCAAATTCTGTGAGTACAATCCATCTAACCGTGTTGTAGGCTAGAAATTTACGACATTAAATTCATTGTCGTGTATGGAAGCTCTAATTTTTAGGGCTTCTTTTTTTTATGTCCGACCTTTGTTTACATGATAGATATTAAGGACATACAAGGCAATACCCGCTTTTCAACTGGTATCAATCCCGGTGCAAAAGGCAAGTTCTCTTTAATGAAAGAGGACTATGTCGTACTACCTTTTAATACTCTGTCCCCAGTCGATTTCCAAGTAGGTGATTACGTTGACTTGCGTGGGGTACTCGATGCCTCCATGGGCGGTAAATTGGCAAAAATCTATCAGATTGTAGATATTCCCTATCCGACCTACAAGAACGGAGGCTACTCCTATGAACTTCGTTTTGACGCTTACTATTTCAAGTGGAAAACAAAGATATTCAAGTACACCCCGGAGTACGGAGGACTGGAAGCGTCCTGGTCCCTTACCGCTTCACTGGATGTCCAGATGGGTGTATTCCTTCGCAATTTGAAAGCTCTTGGTTATAAATATGAGGGAAAAGACTTCGTGTTTTCCATTGACGATAGTGTCGAGAACTCCTCCAAATTGATGACCTATGACAATACCAACCTCATTGATGCTATGTTCAGCATGGCTGATAACTGGGGTTGTGATTGTTGGGTAACGGACCATGTCATCAACTTCGGACGCTGTGAGTTCTCCGACGCTGTTAAGATAGAACTGGATAAGGAAGCCAAGGACATGAGCCGGAGTGACAGCAAGGGTACTTATGCCACAAGAATCTATGCGTTCGGTTCAACAAGAAACATCCCTACCAACTATCGCCCGGTAGACCAGACCACTGTTGTCAACGGTATCGTCCAGAAGCGCCTTATGCTTCCGGCAGGCACTCCATACGTGGATGCCCACGAGGGCTTGACCGATTTGGAAGCTGTCGAAGCCGTTGTTGTATTTGATGACATCTGCCCCAAAAGAGTAGGTGAAATCACCGGTGTAAGCTTTTATGAGAGCGAGGTAGATAATGAAGATGGTACAAAGACAAAAGCTACCTTCTACCGGTTCAAGGATTCAGGCATCAACTTCTCGAAGAAATACATCCTTGAAGGACAGGAACTCAAAATCAGGTTCGAATCCGGCAAGCTCAACGGCATGGAGTTCGGTGCTGCCTTCAACCCTCTTGGCCTGACCGAGAAGAACGACGACGGCACATGGAATCCTGACGCCCAGCTTTGGGAGATTATCCGTAACGAGGACTACGGCAGACCCCTGCCGGATGAAGTGCTGTTTCCGGCAAAAGGTGACAGATATGTGCTGTACGGCTGGAATGCCGGGAAGATAACCGAACTTGGGTTGGTTGCTATTGCCGAGCAGGAATTGCTTGCCACCGCCAGGAAGTACGTGGCAAAGGCCTGCATCGACGACGGTACCTATACGGCTACGCTGAACTCTGTTTGGGTGCACAAAGACCCAATCAATCACAGCTTTGACATCGGCCAGCGCATCAACCTTGTCAATCCCACCTATTGCAATGGTGGGCGCTTGTCCCGTGTCATCGGCTTTGAAATCAAGCTGGACTTGCCTTACGACTCCCCACAGTACACTATCGGCGAGAGCACCGCCTATTCCCGCATTTCCGACATAGAAGGTAAGGTCGAGGAGTTGACTTTCAAAGGTCAGACCTTCACCGGTACCGGCGGCAGCAACATCTATGTCATCAAGACCAACGACGCTACGGCCGCAAGCAACTTCAATGTGTTCTCAGCCTTGCGTACCTTGAGAATGTTCCTCCGCAAGGACGCAAGCGACGTAGCGGAAGAAATCATAAACTTTTTGAAGGGATTGCTGATAGGCAAGAACGGCAGCGGTATCACGGTACGCAAGGACGGCACCTCGCAGGCTGTCGTTGACCGTCTATATGTGAAGATAAAGGCCGTCTTTGATGAATTGCAAGTCAAGAGAGCTACCCATGTAGGCGGTGAACAAATAATCACCCATGCCGGTATGAAGTGCATCCGCGTGGAGGAACTGGAAGACGTCTACCGCTGCAGTTTCCTTGCCGAGCAGGACGGTGAGGCGATAGCCAACGAGTTCAGTGTAGGCTCGCTGGCGCAGGCAAAGGAGTGCAACATCGTCGAAGGAACCACTCTTAATGCCTCCAACCGCTACTATTGGCGTGAGGTCGTGGCCGTGGGACGTGACTACATCGACTTGTCCAAGACCATTTGCGGTGAGGACAGCGATGTTCCCCAAGCGGGCGATGACATTATAGGATTGGGCCACCGTACAGATGTAGACCTTCAAAGCGCAATCGTGCTATCGTCTACCAACGAGACATCCCCGTCTATAACTTTCTACACCGGCATTGACGACTTCAACCTAACGGGGAAAGATGTAATCTCCTTCGGTGTTGACAAATCCACCGGGCATGCCTACATGAAAGTGTACGGTACTTCCTATATCGGCGCCCGTGATGAGAGCACTTACATCAAGTACACACCGGAAGGTGGCGTAGAAATCAAAGGGCGATTCCTTACGATGGCCGGTGAGGACATCCTGACAATGTTCACTGTCATTGAAGGACTTATCAAGTCTGAAATCTCATCCGTGCGTGATGAAATCAATGCCCTGAACAATTACCTTAACAATGCGTCTTTTGCCGCTGACATGCAGTACTGGACCGGTAGCAGCAACATACGCATCTTCCGAGTTGACGGTCGGCTGCTGTACTTCAACAGTAACTTCTATGCGAACAAGGAATCTTTCGCCGATATAGTAAGCGAACGCGCAAAGAATGTGCTACGCCTTAAGAACAGCTATATCGAGCAGGTCAACTCAGACTTTTACCGCCATCCGGATTTTGAGACCTTCGACGAACTCAAGCGCCCCCGGCAGTTCACTATCTCTTTCAAGTATCTGGTGAAGCGCCCCGGCACTCTTGCCTTCCATTTCAAGAACGAGAACAAAGAAGGTTTTGAGGAATACACCCCGATTTCCTTTTCTAAGGACCTATATCCCAGTACTGAATTCAAGCAGATGGAGATAACCGGTAAGTGGAACGGAACCGGTGATTTCCACATGTCTTTTACCGGTGACATGTACTTGTATGCACTTACGCTAACCGATGATGCTCTTGCTGACTTGCGCGAGGAATTCAATATGCGTTTTGAACTTACAGACAAGAAGATTCAGGCGAACCTTGACGAAATCAGAAGCACGGCAGGCAAGCTTGAAGAGTATCACAGTGAATTCCTGCTTACCGCGCGCAACCTTGAAGCGAAGTTCACGGAGGACCTGACGAATACTGAGAGTCGTATAACGCAAGAATACACCTCTGCTATCGACATCTCCGCCCGTGGTCTGAAAGCTGAATTCACGTCCGGTCTTGTAGGCCTTGAGACTGGAATCACCGAAGCATATAAGTCTGCTATTGACATATCGGCCCGCGGTCTTCGTGCAGACTTCAGTGCGTCCGTCTCTGACCTGGACGGCAAGCTGTTCGCCCATGCAGGCAGCTTTCATGTGACTGCCGAGAAGATAGAAAGTATGGTGACCGCCACAAACAGCCTGAAGGGTACCGTGGAACAGCATACCTCAGCCATCAGCCAGACGGCCAGCCGTATAGACCAGTTCGTGCAGAAGATAACCTTCGATTCCAAAGGTAACATTACCAATATCGACAAAGCCGGTTTAGTGACGGAGAGCAATATCGCCACCATGTTTGCGGAAAAGGTCGACCCCAACGGTGATATCGTCAGGCGTGCTCAAATCAGCGCGTTCATCACCGAAGGCGAAGCGGGCAGGCTGATATCCAATGCTACAATCGAGGCTGACCGGATAAACTTTACGGGAAAGACCATCATCAACGGCAGTTTCGTGGTCGATACAAACGGGCGTGTGACGATGAACGACATCACGGCAAACAACCTGACTCTAAAGGGCAGCATAACGGGCACGGATGCTACGCTGAACGGCATTACAGCTAATAATCTGACATTAAAAGGCAATATCTCAGGTATTGACGCCATCCTGAACGACATTACTGCCAATAACCTTACGTTGAAGGGCAACATTACCGGGGTGGGGGCTACACTGAATGATATCACCGCCAATAATCTTACCTTGAAAGGGAGTATAACGGGCAGGGATGCTGTCTTGAACGATATCACCGCGAACAACCTTACCCTGAAAGGTACCATATCCGGTGCCAATGCCACGCTTAACGATATCACAGCCAATAATCTTACGTTGAAAGGAAATATTTCCGGTGCCAACGCCATATTGAACGGCATCACCGTAAACGGAAAGATAAACGCCTCCAGCGGCCGGATAGGTGACTATCTGTATCTGCATGGTAACGGTATATCCACCAACTCGAGAGCGTTCGTGACCGACCTTACAGATAGCACTACGCAATTCGAACTCAGCAAGAGCTACTATCTGCATGCGATAGCGTCGGACGGAGGAGCCAATAGCATCCTGATAAGGCCCTACCAGACTATGGAAGCGGGCACAGTCAAAGGGGTGGTAACCATCTCTGCAACCATTCCGGGGCGCAATAGGGCCATACACGTATCTTCCGGCGAGAGCTATTTCGGTGGTGATGTGATAGTGGGGAAGATGTATGCTCCGTCCTCCGGGACTCTGGAAATTGCCGGGCCGCTGAAGACGCAAGGTGTATACCGGAATACTGACGTGATACTCTCTTCGGTTACAAGGTACAGCATTAAGGCGACCGACCACACACTGCTTTTTTACGGCAACTGTACTATATCCCTTCCGTCCTCTTCTGACGGGCATGAGATATGGATAATGCCGAACGGGAATACCATCAGTTTTCCTTCCGGTACGTTCGCGAACTCTTCCAGGACGAATATCAACGGGCGTGAATGGCATGTGATAAAACGGGTTTTGGGGAATTGGTATCTGTCATGGATGAGTATATAGAATAATTAAAATAAAAAGTATGAAAATCAACTTTAAGAAAATCGAGGCCCAGACCTCATTCGAAGGCGCCAAGCAGACCTTCGACGTAGCCGAAACGGTCGGCAATGAAATGATGTACAACGGAAGTATCCTTCTGGATATAGGCTTTGAAGACCTGGTACGGGAAATCTACTACTCGAAAGATGCGGTGGAAATCCCGGAACAGTATTGCAAGGCTCTTGAACTTGTGGTGAAGAACTCGCGGCTCATAGCTGCCGTGAAACGTGCGGTAATTAACCAACTGAACGTCATCCAGCCATCTTAAATCAATTCTGAAAATTATGGTATTGGAATCAAATCAGTTCAACCAGCTTGTAGAGGAGGTGAAGAAAGCCCTTCTTGTCGGCTCCCAAGGTGTGGGCGATGTGGAGATTGTCGATTCGCTGGCCGATATCGTGAGCCTGCCCGCCCTCCGTCTTGCCGGTATGGAAGAATCGGTGGTCGAGGCACCGCTTGAGTTGCTGTCTGCCCCTGCTGAGGAAGCTGCTGAGGAAGTGCGCAAAGCCGAAGCGGAGCGTGTCATAGTGGAGAACGCACGCAAGGAAGCTGAGAAATCCCGTGAAACGGCTGAGACAAAGCGTGCTTCATCTGAAAGTACCCGCGCATCTGCTGAAACTACGCGTATCAATGCCGAAAAGGAACGTGTGACAGCCGAAGGTCTCAGGAAAACGGCAGAGACAGAGCGAGGCAAAGCTGAAGCGGTCCGACAGACGTCTGAGACCGGACGGGCAACTGCCGAAACCGGCCGTGTTACTGCCGAAGGTAAACGTGTCAGCGCCGAGGAGGAACGTAAAAATGCTGAGACAGTGCGGGCCAACGCAGAGTCAACCCGACAGACAGCCGAAACGGGTCGTGTCAATGCTGAAACCAGTCGTGCTACAGCAGAAGGTAAGCGCGTTACTGCTGAGAATGCCCGAAGCACTGCTGAGGATACACGTAATAGTGCGGAAACTAACCGCCAAACAGCCGAAACCGGACGCGTAAATGCTGAAAGTACCCGTGTCACTGAATTTGCTGCCCTCAAGCAGGAATCGGAGACGGCTACTGCGAATGCTACTGATACGGCAGAACATCCTACCTACATCGGTGCAGACCACTATGTATACCAATGGGATAAGAGCGCTAAAGAATACGTTAAGACGGATATCTATGTGAAAGGCAAGCCGGGAGATACATTCACCCTTCTTGGACGTTACGATACGCTTGATGCCTTAAAGACTGCTGTACCTGACGGGGCAAACATCACTGGTTTCTATTCCGTTGGAACTGCATTGCCTTATACATATTATGCCTGGTATAACGGTGATTGGCAAAGTCAAGGACAATTGCAAGGTCCAAAGGGCGATAAAGGCGAGAAGGGGGATACGGGAGCGCAAGGTCCTCAAGGCGTACAAGGTCCACAGGGCATGAAAGGTGATACCGGTGCCACAGGACCGCAAGGAGTAAAAGGTGATACCGGTGCCACAGGACCGCAAGGAGTAAAAGGTGATACTGGTGCTACCGGTCCTGCTGGTGCAAAAGGCGCTACCGGTGCTACTGGTGCAGCAGGTGCAAGTGCCAGTATTACCGGTGCTACTGCTACGGTTGACGCCAACATCGGTACGCCCTCCGTGACCGTTTCTCTCGGTGGTACCGCATTGGCCAGAACCTTTTCCTTTGCTTTCAAGAACCTGAAGGGTGCTATCGGAGCAAAAGGCGCTACGGGTGCTACCGGAGCTACTGGACCTAAAGGGGCGACTGGTGCGCAAGGACCACAAGGGCCGCAAGGTGTCGGTGACCCGACAGTCACCGGTGCGAATACGGTCACGACACTGGCCTCCCTGCCAATTTCCAAGAGAAGTATCACTGCAAGGTTGGGTTCTGCCACGAACATCAGCCTTGCTTCCGGAATGTCAGTGGGCAATGACTTGTATATCCGCTGCGTCGCATCGGCGGCATTCACACAGCCGATACCCAATACCGGCGCGTTCACTTCGATGTCCGGTACTTCAATCAGTGTTTCCGCTGGAGATATCTTTGAGATTAGTATCTGGTGCTATGCCGCTGGCGCCTATTCAATATCCGTAAAAACAAGGGACTAAGGTTTATGAGTGTATTAAAAAGACGAAGCAATAATATAAAGGACGGTCAGTATGTGATTGCATTCTCCGACAGTAGAGCCTTAATAGATATTTCCAAGGATTGTGGAATGACATGGACCAGAAGACAACCTTCCGACCTTCCTAATGTAAACGAATACTTTTTCAGCAACGATAGAACGAGGATTGCCATGTCCGGAGACGGCAGGCATATCTATTGCTCGTGCTATATGGCAAATGTGGGATTATTGCGTTCTACGGATTTTCTGGAGACGGCAGAACCTTTCAAGCCTGATAATTGCTATTCCGTGTACTCGATAGCCTGCAACGGCAGGGGGAATCTGGTCGCTATTGTGTGTCAGAATAGCAATAACAAATATGATTTGATGCTTTCCGGGGATTATGGGAAAACATGGCGGGTCTCTAATGGATTAAAAGACAATACCGTGCCTCTCATGGGGGTGGAAATGTCCCATTCCGGCAGATACGTAGTGGCATATGCGTCAAATTCTCCCTATTATACTACCCATGAGCTGTTTATATCTTCCGATTATGGAGAAACTTTCAGCAGTGAAATATTCAGGGGGCCTATCACAAAGATTGCCATTTCCGGTGACGGCAAATACATGTTGTGTTGCTGCAACAGGGAGAGTTCATCAAAGTTATACTATGCCTATTATTCCGGGGATTATGGGAAGACGTGGACTAAAATTACCGATTCGAGTTTCTCTGCCCGTACATTGGCTGTATCCTATGACGGGAAATATATGGTTATAGAGGGAGGGTACTCTTATTCCGGTGCACGTATATCCGCCGATTACGGAAAAACCTGGGCATTGAAGCATTCCGTTATTGGCAATAGCTTTGCTTTGGGGCTTTCGTCTGACGGAAAGTATGCGATAGCACAGGAAAGTTCTTCTCCGTATCGTATGTTCAAATCTTCGGATTATCTGGGCTCATTTACTGAAATAAATACGGCACCGCTTACATCATTAGGTATTAGAGCGAATTACCGGTTTATCATAATGAATAAAAATAGACTTTAACAACAATGCAATATATACATATTTATTCCGAGGAGAAAGTTGTCCGTCTTGATTTTGAACTGGACGAAAACTATGAAGTGGGTACAACCTATGAGGATTACCTGGATGGAGCCTGGGTACCGTTGAATGCGGAACAGGAAGCATTTTACGAAGCCCATCCGGCAGCGTCTGCAAAGGAAATTCTCGAATGTGAATTAACCCCTCCCTATGAACCGACTTTGGAGGGTGTGAAGAGCGCGAAGGTCAATGAAATTGCTGTTTACGATGGATCCGATGTCGTGAATTCCTTTACGCTTGGCGGCAAGCGGATGTGGCTTGACAAGGATACGCGGGTAGGACTGGTAAACTCAATTGCTATCGAGCAGGCTGTGGGTAAGGAGACAACCGTGCTGTGGTATGATGCCGTGAAGTATGTAATCCCCATTCCTCTTGCCTTGCAGATGCTGGCCGCACTGGAACTGTATGCCCTGGAATGCTATAATGCCACGCAGGAACATCTGGCCGCGGTTATGGGACTTGCTACGAAAGAGGAGGTCGGAGCGTATGATTACACTTCCGGTTATCCTGAAAAATTAGTGTTCAACCTTTAAATTGATAGCTTATGATTTACTTATGTTTTATGTCGCTGTTTTTGCTCACTATGTACATAATGTATGCGGTGAGAGTGTGCGGAGTGCCCTGGTCGCTCTCTGACACCTATTATCAACTGAAGAAACGGAACCGCTCGGCGTGGCTGTTTCAGGCGGCGATGGCCGTTCCTGCCATGCTGCTTATGCCGGTGTGGATTGAATGCTCATCGGAGAACCTGCAATGTTTGGCATTTCTTGCTTGCGGTGGGCTGATGTTCGTCGGGACAGCCCCGCTGTTCAAGGAGGAATTTCAGAGCAAAGTACATTATGCAGGGACAGTAATAGCCGGATTAGCTACAATTCTTTGGGTTTGTCTCTCCGGTATGTGGTACTTGCCTGCGGTTGCTTTCCCGATAGCCGTTGTTATCATGTTGAGATACCGGAAATGGCTGTTCTGGGCGGAGATGGCAGCGTTTGCTTGTGCTTATGTGGGGGTGCTTATAATTTGTATCGATTGTTAAACCGGGAGAAATGGAAATGAATGATTGGATTATGTTGGTGACCGCACTCGGTGGCATCGAGGGCATCAAGCAGCTTGTTAAGTGGTGGATGTCGCGCAAGACCAATGCGCGTATTGAGGATGCCCATGCGGATGTTGAGGAGTTCAAGGCTTTACGGGAGTACAACGAGTTCCTGCAGAAGCAGCTTTCGGAGAAGGAACAGCGGTTTGTGGAGCAGACTGACCGGCTCCGTAAGGTGCAGGATGAATTGTTTACACTGAAGGAGACTAATTCTGACCTGAAACTGGAACTGGCACTGAAACGGTGTGAGAGAAAGAAGTGCAGTGATAGAGAACCGCAAAATGGGTATTAATTGAATAAGGAGGAAAATTGAAATGGCGAATGTGAATCAACTTGCACCGTTTATCCTAAAATGGGAAGGCGGTTTCGTGAATGACCCGGCAGACCTTGGAGGTGCTACGAATATGGGTGTGACTATCGGTACGTGGAAGTCATGCGGCTATGACAAGGATGGTGACGGTGATATAGACGTGGATGACCTGCGTCTGCTTACCCGTGAGGATGTCGTTAACCGGGTGCTCAAGTCGCATTATTGGGACAGATGGAAAGCTGACGATATTAAATCGCAATCAGTTGCTAATATATTGGTTGATTGGGTGTGGGCATCCGGTGCGCATGGCATCAAGATACCTCAACGCTTGCTTGGTGTTACTGTGGATGGAATAGTAGGTCCTAAGACACTCGCTGCGGTGAATGCCAGGAACCCGCATGAGTTGTTCGACATGATTAAGATTGCACGGTTCGACTTCATCGAGGATATATGCCGTTCTCGTCCGGCGAACAATAAATTCAAACGGGGGTGGATGAATCGGATTAACGATTTGAGGTTCGAGGAATGAAAAAGTTACCGTGGATATTAATTGTACTGCTGCTTATAGCTTGTGTGGCGGCTTGGTTCCGTCCGCATGAGCAGTCTCCGGCTGAAGTTCGTGTAGAAACGAAGATAAAGACGGTTGTCAAGGTAGATACGATGCTTATCTCTGCACCTATGGCTGTGTTCTGGCGTTTCGTGCCGGATGATACGACACGGATAGGTGATACCTTGCTTCATCGTAAGCAAGTAGTATATAGAGATAGTTCGTATCGTGCTGTGGTAAGTGGATATGTAGACCCTCGGCTGGATAGTATGACTGTGTATCCGAGAACGGTTTATCAGACGGTGACGAATGATATCTATCATCCGGTGGTTGTCAAGCCGAAGAAAAAGCGGTGGGGATTAGGGTTACAAGCCGGTTATGGGTATCCGGGAGGTTTTTATGTTGGGGCTGGGGTGAGTTATGACTTGCGGCAGTGGTAAGTGACTAGTCATGCTCTAGGGAAACATAAAGTTTGAACTTGGCGATTTTAAAACTTGACGATAGAATTACAATATTTGTAAATACAAAACGAATGTGTAGTTATACACATTCGTTTTAAGATAGGAAAAAGGTTAATACAAAACATGTCTTAACCAAATACTTTTTCTTCTTTACGTGTCATAATCTTATAGCTTAGTCATTATATTCACACAACAAATATGGAATGTTTTAGTTCAATTGACAAATAAAACCTTGCATTTATTTGTTATGTTAAGCCTATTTAACAATCTGCGTTTTCTTCCTCAAATATAATATATATTGATTATAAGCAATTTATAAATCTATGGTACAAATAAGGACAATTTTATAAGCGACACACAAAAAGCATAAGGACAAACCTGGCTTTATGTAGGTCAAAGAAAGATTTATATTTATTTAACTATTCATTTCTTATTTGCAGATGTTTTCATTTTTTCATCGGTATTTTCTCTTGTTATGCTCTTGTTTGCAAAAACACCATAAAATGAAGTTATTGCCTCTTTGCTGCTTATTTTTGGCTTTCGTTTTTTATGGAAATACATTATACCTTTGCAAGACAACCATAGATAAAAATAGTTATGAAGCAAAGGCAACATATATTCCAATCGTGGGCAATAGAAGTAGTAACAGTGCTTCTGGCATCCACAATATCATTTCCAGTAAGTGATGCTTTGAATGTGCAGTTAAGCATTCTCCCTTTTGTCATGGTAGCTTGTTATGTTGCTCTAAAACTCATTTACCATTTATGCCTCTCTCTGTCGGCACATATAATATCTCTTGCTTTTTTAGTCCGCCATAAGCCTACGAAATCTGACCGACAAACTAAAGATGATTGCACTTTTGCAACTGCTATATCTACGGTTGACAATGACAATATTCAAATGAAACGGATGGAGTTATTCCATTATGAGTACCAGCACAAAGAACGACAATACCTACAGCAAAAAGAAAGAGAAGAAGATGAAAAACTACAAGCCGTATTGCAATACACTCGAAATACATTCAGGCAGTTTGATTTTAGCGAAGAAGAAATTTTCCAAATCTGCGAATGTGTCCGATACTTTGTCACCAATCAGCAAGCTCTTAGCGTAAACATCCACATCAAACGGCGTACAGCTGTTACCCAAATTTCATTAAAGAACTTCGCTTGGAACATTGCTTTCCAATATAACATCAGCCGGGATGTCACGGCTCAATTCGTTATACAAACATTCCACGAATGGTTTGTCAATTCCACCATTGATACAATCAGAAAGAATTTGCGAACAACAACTGGAAATCATAAGATTAAAATAGATGAGCAAATTATCAAACACCCAACCATATCAAACTGAGAAGAAAAGACATCAATAAAACAAATAAGGGAAATACTTATTTTCATAAATTGCGATATGATGTTAATGCAAACAGATTCTATAAAGTTGATGTTGAAATTGATCTCTTGTTAAATTATCCTTTTCAATCTTCCAAAATTTTGGTAATTCGACTAAATTGCCTAATTTTGTAAATTAAAGAAAATAAATTCATTATGAAGCAGGCTGATTACATCAAGCAAATAGCAAAATTTGCCTTAGCAAATGACAATGCTCGTTTGCGAGATTTGTTGTATCAGTATGTAGAATATTCTCAACAAAATAACAGAGGCAAATTTGCAACTGAAATCCTATCTATCATTAAAGATTCTGATAGAGAGAATTCATTGGGAAAGCTAAAAGAATATCGACTAAATAAGCATTTTGACTACAAAGCTGACGAGTATATTTTACAGACAGTAACGTCTTCATTTACAATGAAGGATTTAGTTTGTACGCAAGATGTTCGTGAGGAATTTGAATATTTTATCAAGGAAAGACAACAAACTGAGGCTCTTGTCCAAATGGATATTCCAGTATCCAATAAGATATTGCTTCATGGCCCATCAGGATGTGGAAAGACATTAAGTGCCTATGTATTAGCTGGCGAATTGAATCGTCCACTGATTATAGTCAATTTGGGTACAGTCATTTCATCGAGACTAGGAGAAACAAGCAAAAATCTCACTCAAATATTTAAGACTGCAGTTCAGGAAAAAGCTATTGTTTTGCTTGATGAGTTTGACAGCTTAGGGAAAATAAGAGATTACGATCAAGATCATGGCGAAATGAAACGGGTTGTAAATACCATATTACAACTATTTGATTTTGTAAGTCAAGATACTATCATCATTGCAGCTACTAATCAATTACAAATGATAGACGAAGCCCTTATTAGAAGGTTTGATTTATCTATTAAGATGGATTTACCAAACTCTGAACAGGTACATGCTCTTATCCAATATACGATTAAAGATCGGTTCGTCTTTGACGATGAACAAGTCAAAGAAAACATTATCAATAGCGAATGTAGAAATTTGTCCTACTACGTTATAAAACGCGCTTTGCTTAATGCAATCAAACGGAATATATTAGATGGATATAATGACAATATTATTCGAACTAATATTTGGAAAAAACTCTTAAACGATAAAAGGATTAGCTAATGCCAATCCTTTTATCGTTTAAATTTAAATTATAGTTCTGCTTCAAGAGCAGCCTGAGCAATAGCTTCCACTATATTGACTTGCTCCAAACTATCGTATAAACTGTTCCCATCCAATTCTGCAGAATGTTTTTGTTCAATCGTCAGCACAAATGAGAATGGATGATTTGTGCCTTCTAAATACTCACGACCTGTGCATCGAAAAATAATAGATATCTGATTACGAATCTTTTCGATTTCATCACGGCTAATATTTAAACTCATCTTCTGTACATTTGAGAACATTTTACTTGATACAGGGTAAAAATCATCAGACCATGAACCTACGCTAGACTTTATTGCCATTCTATCCTTATCGTCAGAGGCTCTTTTACTTGCATATTCCTCTGCATTCTTTCTTGGTTCATCATGATTCATACTATTTCCAAAGTTAAAAGCAATATGAATTGGGCAATAAGATAATACATCAGCCCGTTTAGGATTAAACTTATAGCAAAGTGTAGCAGTTAAAGTTAATAATACACCTTTCTTTGAGTATTGAAGTAAATAATTAGGGATATTCAGATTAACAACCTTGTGACTATCGAAAGCTATTGTATCTTCAATAACAAACGTACAACGATTATCGTCTGAATCTATACACTTAGAAATGTTAGGCACACCATGACCAGAAATATACTTGGATAATCGTTCTGCACTATACTTTTTGGATAAAAGAGTTTTCTCTTTACTATCAACATAGGGATATGAATTATTATCCAAAAATTTCAATTCATCGATAATCTCTTCGAGATAATACTTTTTAATCGGTTCTGCACTATTAATCATCAAAGCCTTCACTGATTGCATATTTATGTTAGGATATTTACTAACAATCTTAGCTGCAATATTAGCTGCTAATGGAGTTGCGTAACTCGTTCCAGAGTTTTGTTCTATTTTCAGGCCTGTTCCATCTATTCTCGGTGCTAAAACTAGCATGCGTGACTCAACATCCAATTGGTCACCACCAGGCATAACAATATCTGGCTTAAAGAGATTCTTATTTTTTTGGTTGTTCTTGAAACGAGTGCCATTAATCAACGAATTGTAGTCTATGTGGTATTTACGCGAATAATAAGCAGGAAACTCACACCCCAAACTCAATCCATGATTACCGTGATTAATATTATAACTTTCAGCAATAGCACCAACAGACATGTTGTTCATGCTTTCACTAGGTTCACAAAGATTCATACACTCGCCGTCGTGACACTCTGTTTCTTCTATCGAAATGAAGGGATTATAATAATGATTCGGATATTTCAGAAAACGCTTAACTCTTTCACTCGTATTAGGATTAGCAGCAACAATCTGCATATTCTTAATATCCTCTTCACTAAGATTACCAACGGAAATAAAAATCAGCAAATCATATATGTAGGCTAATTCGTCAAGTATATATGCATAAGTAGAAATATCCTCATTATAAAATTTTCCACGAACGGACATTGAAAGATTAAAGATACGAATGCCATAGTTTTGATGAGCTATAGTGATAGCCTCTTTTATGTCGGCGATGTTCACGAGTCCAGTTTCGCCTCTCTGTACTTTGATAGAAAAGATTTTGGCATCAGCATCAACTACGTTAGCATCCATGTTACGATAGAAGTTGTTTCCGAATGCAGCTAATGTTGCAACAGTTGTACCATGACTTGAATCGGACCTTAAATCAATCTCATACGGATGCGGGGTATTCTTATCAACTAAATCAAGTCCATCATGTTCCAATATGGGATCTAGTACGGCCAGTCTTTGAACACCTGTATCAATTACACCAATAATTGGTGCTCCTTCCAGCAAATTTAAAGTTGCATCTGACACCCTTTCCAAATCACCAAAAGTGTTAGGACGTACACGAGTAGTGTACAAAGATTGAATTCTTTGTATCACATCAAAATTATCCAATAAAATAGCCAAATCATCTTTAGAAATGAAGTTTATTTGGTATATTCCAGATTCTATCCTTTTATAAAGAATCTGCTTCTGATCTAAATACTCCTCCATTGCTTTCACTATAGCTTGATGTTTCATCGCTATTCTAGGTGAACTCTCCACCAACTCTAGAAGTACATCATGAGCATCATCGCTTGTAATACCAAAAGGCTTCATCGAATCACTATCCCAATAACTAAAACCGGCCATCAAAGTCAGTGGCTTATATTCTGTACTTTCGTTATTTTCTTCCGTTGAAAAGGAATCAATTTGAGTTATAAAAACATCATTAAATCGATCTTCGTCAACTATAGCGAATAGGACAGTCTGATTCATGTTGGAATAATTAAGCTCGGATAATCCATAGACTTGGCAATATTGTCTTGTTAAGGTGCTATCTGCAATTTTCAAAAAATCAATAGACAGCATATCAAAATGTTCACTTACCACATCTTGTCTCCGTAAGCTATGGCGTTCTTCTAAGGCTTGCTTAAAATTAATTCGGCAACGATGAAGCTTTTCTCTCTGCCGACAATAATTCTTTTCGTCTTCCGAAGTTTCTTCTTCATCATCTCTGCCTCTTGTTCGGTTAAACTTAAGGCAGATACCAAATTCGTTCTTTAAAAACAGATGACTTTTACCCATTGTATCGAACCATTTAATAAATACAAAACATTCTAAACTACAAAATTAGCAACATCTTTTAAAATAATACCATAAATTGCAGTTGATTTAGCACAAGAGACTCTTACGCATGGATAGAGGTCGTTTTACCACACCCATCTTAACACTGTTGATAAATGTTTTATTAAGGGGTGAGCAAGGATGGATGTGATATATTTTCACACATATGTGGATAAACACGTTAATATTAAAGCGCATCCTGTAATTTCCATCAATTTATTGTGTATTTCGGTAGTTAATGTTAAATTGCCACTCCAAATTGAAGAAAACTACATATTATTTCTTTTATTAAGATGTAATTTAGTAAATTTGTGTTCAACGTTAATTTATTAAATATGGAAAATCCCCAAAAACTAAATCGACTGAAAGCAGTTCTCGCAGACGCAGGTCAAACAAACAAGTGGCTTGCTGAGCAACTTGGCAAGGATCCTGTTACCGTCAGCAAATGGTGCACGAATACCTCACAACCAGACTTGCAGACGTTAGCAAAGATTTCAGATTTGCTTAAGGTTAATATTAGAGAACTTTTGGTTGAACGCAATAATTGATAAATGTTATGAGCAAAATATCAGAACACATATTTGGACTATACAGTCAATTGGTTGGAGACGAAATACAACCAATTGACGAAAATGTAGTTGATGAGGCGATGGGCGTAATCAATAAAATAAATGTCACAGATGATAATTCACTCTTTTATTTTCTATCTGCTATTAATTTACTCAATGCTGCTATTAAAACAGAAAAATATAAATCCAGATTGTTTTATGAATTCATAAAAACAAGAGTTTCTGCAGTTGCAGATTGTGTACTAAAGAATGCAACAAGTTTCTATGATTCAAAACTATATTATGATAAGAACCAAAAATGCCTGTATTTTGAAGTATACGGGGTTATTTTTAGTTTTCATCAAATAAAGGAGACAAAACAGATTTTGATAGTAGCTGCTAATAACCCACCTATCACATGGACTGGGGTTAGGTTACAAAGGATTGCCCAAAACATTTTTTTATTTGCAAAAGAACAATTAAATACTATTCAGATGCAAGATCAAAGTCCATCTATTGCCCCAATAAAAGAATCAAAAAATACGGAGTTATTGAACAAACTTGTCGAATGTCCAGATTGTGGAAAAAAAATATCAAAATCCGCATTTATTTGTCCTAATTGCGGCCATATTCCTCTGTACAATATTATAACTAATAGCTATAAGGTTGGCGACAAGGTTCAAATATCCTTTAACACAAATAAAGTGTCTGGTGAAATCGTTAACCTGACACCGGTTTTTGCAACAATCAAAAAAAGGGACGAAACTATAATAACGGTTCGTCAAACTTCCATAGATAGTATTCAAAATATTTTAACCACAACTGAGGTAGAAAATAATTTCAGAGATGCAGATAGTTTGTCTTCTCAGAAAGTGCTTGATATCTTTGATCTATTATTGTTAAAAATATTTCCAATTTTATCCATAAACAATAGGACGCTAATACCTACTAATGCAACTATCGTAGATATTAATGACAATGGTATAAATATAACAACTGATTCTGGATTATCGGAGACGTTAAGAGGGAATTTTGTCAATTTCAAGAAAAAAAGTTGCGCTCCTGGTTCTCGCTTATATTGCAACAGGATTAATGAGAATTCAACTATGTTTTCATTAATTGAAACATCATACCATGATGTAATGAATCTTTTTAGAAAAGCTCTTGTATATCGCAAAGGAGTTACAGCTAAAAGAAAAAAAACAATGCTTGCTGTTTTGAAGTTCATGATGGATGAAATGACTTCCAAAAAGGAAGCTTATATAGAAATAGAGAAATTCCAAAAAATTATCCTTTCGTATGTAGGAACAGATCCAGATATTTTTGATGATGAAGCGGAAGAATATGACAAATCAACCAATACCCCTGAAGATCAGTCTATAAAAGCCATCCATCCAACAAATGTAGAACTATACAAAACCGAGTCGGAAAAAATATTAGAGAATGGAGGCCTTCAACTAAAAGTAATGGGCAAGGTCGATTTAGATAGTATTCCATATAGTAAAAGAACAAGATCTCCAAAAATCATAGAGACTTCTCACACAGATAATGATTCATCGCAAAGAAAATTGGTTAAGCCTACAATTTTATTTTCAAATGAAGTAACGGCTTTCCTAAGCAAAAAAATGCCAAACTTGAACGAATCAAAGTGTAAGCAATTAGAGAAGGAACTGGATACTTTAATTCGAAATGGACAGAAAGAAGAATGTCTTAAACGTTCTTATCAAATTATAAACACAAGTCGTCCAACCCCTAAATACTTAAGAAGTTATCTTGATAGAATTGTGAATACAGAGATTGCATTAAATCATACAACTGAAGCTTTGCAATCCCTTGCATATCTTATTGTTCTAACTGAACAACAGAGTGACGTTAATGTAAATAGCATTGGCCATTTGTATATAACAATGGCAAGATTGTATCAGAAAGATAATAATAGAGAAGAGGCATTAAAAGCAATATTATATGCAGAAAGTGTTAAACCCAATAATAATGCCATCACAAAGCTAAAAGAGTCCATTCAAAGGATGGATTCCAATGATATCAATAATCCAGATTCTTCAAGCGATAGTATCAGCAAAATGCTTCTTGAGGATGTGTGCCAAGAGGCTAAACGGCAGGAACTACTTCCTTCGAATGAAATAATTCCTGCCGAACAACTGTTTGGTAGAGCTCAAAACAAACGCAATGACGACACGGAATCATTTGAGGGTAAGGCTCAGTTATTTTTAGAGGCAGCTGGTGCTTATTATAACACCAAACAGACATCTTCAATTATGTATAAGATTTCTGTTGCTAACTATGCAAGAATGAAAGGGCATGGAATGTATGCTCGATTTGCCAACTTAATAAGAAACAATACTGGTGAATTTGCAGAATTACAAGCTCTTTGTGATTGCGCTTGTAGCTATTATATTGAAGCTCTAGGTATATTTAATAGTTTAGGAGAGAAAAATCACCTCCAAGAATTACTATTAAAGTATTTACAATTACATTTCGTTATTTCGCAATTAGAAGGAGGAAAAACTCCCGACTCTGATTGGGAAGATTGGACTTTAAAGGCAAAATTGCAAGAAATTTTGTTTGGGGATAGCAATGAAGAACAAAAAGTGTTCTTCCGATCATGTATCGCAATAGGAGCATCATCTGAAAATTCGTGGAACACTTTAAGTGGTTCACCAGACGGACTTATGCCGATGTTCTCTGCTTTCAGAGATGATGATAATCTTAGAAAAAAATGTTGTAATCTAATTAATTCAATAGAAAATGCGAATGTTGACAGTAAATTAACTTCGGGTACATTCTTAAAGAGAATTATTCAGCATCGTCGAACAAGAATCACGAAACTTGAAACGTGTCTTCATGATTGCCTAGAATGGAAATTTGACCAATTTGACATAACAACTTTCGTTTCATTATGGAATTCGGTACTAGAGCACTCGGCCTTAATGACAAATACTGATACAAATTCTCAAAACATCGTTAAAGAGGTTCTAAATACTCTCGCTAATTATGCTGGACATAGAGAGAATGAAAGATATAGAAGCTTAGTTACATCTCAGCAAATTCTTCTCAATGGTCAGAAATCAATTACAGAAACGACCACAAATTATGGTAGAACATTCTTTTCTCACTTGTTTAACAATTGGCTGGAGGAAATCGGGCGACAAATCAAAGAAAAAGAAGCACGAACATTGCCTGTCTTGAGTATTTCTTGCGAACCTGCTTTTATCACTAAAGATCTTAGTGGTAATGGCTGTATCAGCATTGTTGTAACAAATAATGGTGACTCTACTGCTGAATCTTTCGTTGTTACCGCATCAATTAATGGCAAAAAATACAGTATAACTCATAATGAAGAGTTATCCGCAGGAGATTGCTGTGGAGAGAGATTTATTTCTCCTGACTTCTATGAAATCATATCTGCCAATGTGAAGTTCGATTTAGTAGCTAAATATCAAGGTAAGGAATTACAACCAAGAGAATATGAAGCTACATATGAAGTGGAAAATGAGGATGTGCTGTCGGACGAAATTGATATTCCTTGGACAATATCCAACACTCCAGAGGAACACATATTTAAAGGTCGCGAGAAAGAGTTGAGGACATTGATCGATCACTATTTGTCAAAAGATCGTTCTTTGACTTATATTCTTTATGGATTAACTCGTACAGGTAAATCTTCAATTTTGGATTATCTGAGAAATCGAATTGATGGTCAGATATTAAAAGAAGACTCTTCTAAACACATTTTAGCTTTCAAATGGTATTTAAACGAATTCCCATACAAGAATTCGACCTCTGCCCAATTTTGGACTTGGGCTTTGGAAACGAATATATATGACAAGTTAACAGATGAATTGGCCGATAAAGTTGAAGCAGCCTATGGTGAAGATGGTCTTCCTCCTGCAGAAAGTCTTTCGCAAATTGATTTTTGTAAGGTAATCGATGTCCTTAACGAGAATAATGTTATTCCGCTTGTTACAATAGACGAGTTCTCATTTGTTCGACTTATGCTCAAGGAGGGTTTAATAGATGCGACATTTATTTCTACATTAAGAAATTTGGCGTTGACTGGAAAAGCTTGCTTTGTTTACTCTGGTACCTACGATATAAAGGAACTTCCAAAGGAAAAAGAGTATATTGCAGGTCAAATGAATAATACTTTGCCAATGCCTATTAACCAAATTGAGGAGCAATATGCAAATGAATTAATCGATGCATGTCCTAAAATAATATTTGACGAAAGGGCAAAAGCTTATATCCGCGCTTTGTCTGGTTGTGTGCCATATTGGATTCAATGGATATGCTTAGCATGTGGTAAGTATGCTGTCGCTAGCAAACATAGACATTTAGGATTCAATGAGGTTAATGATGTGGTTAGAGTATTAACCGGTGAAGTACAACCTGGTAAAGGAGATACTTGGGAGTCTTTGGATGAAACTAATTTCCATAATAATCAGATTGATCCGGAAAATATTGCCGAGCATCAATTGATTTCATCTATTTCCTACCTTAATAGAGAAAGTACTCAAATTGAACGCGGCATAAGTATGGATGAACTTAAACGCTTATGGGATAAGTATTCTGTAAATGAAGAAAGACGGCTCAATATGACAAGAGCTTTGGTGAGTTTAAAAGATAAGAAGATACTATATTCATTTACAGATGAAGGTAGAGAGGTGTATCGTTTGAGCGTTGACTTGTTTAGACGTTGGTGGTTTGTTCACCATAGAGATTTAGATTTAGAATTTTCACTTTAACAATCAATAATATGGAACCTTTCATTGTAGGTATTGATATTACCTCTACAAAAGATTTGTTTGGTAGAAATAGAGAAATCGAGACATTGATTTCATGTGCCAAAAGAAAAGGAAACGCAGGAATAATTGGCGCCAGACGTTTTGGTAAGACTTGCTTAATGAAGTCTTTGGAAACATATTTGGTTAACAATAGTAGTATTGGGGCTTACCCTTTGTATTTTGATGTAAAAACTCAATGTGGAGTTAAGAAAAATACTCCTGCTGTATATAGATCTATGGCTTCGCTTCTTGCATCAAAAATGTGTTTGGATAATTTGTTGCCAGAAGGGGAGCTGAAAATATCTAGAAGATGTTCTTTAGATATTTCTTGCGATAAACTCGACATGCGAGTACAAATGGAAGAATGGAATCCTGAATATCAAAAGCAAGTGCTATTTACACTTGCAAACAGCCTTGCAAAGAACAACAAATATTTGTTGTTGCTTCTTGATGAAATTGATTATCTCCTTTTAGAGGCATTTGATACTCCGTCTGACTTTTCAAGAATAAGAGGTGCTGCTACTTCTCCAGAGTCTAATCTGAAATTTTGGATTGCCGGAACCTCAACATGGAGTGCAATATGCACGAGTGTAGGCTCTCCAGAACTTAATTGTGGATTGGAGAATGTGACGATTACTTCAACATCAAAGGAGGACTTCACCTCTCTTTGGCAACATGAATGCTCTTTGATTGAAGAAACTTTCTTAAGACAACAGTATTTGGATTTATTGTCTCCTTTGTTTCAGAAGACAGGAGGCGTTCCATATTATGCTAAGTTTGTAGCTTCTCATATGTATACCAATAGAAAGGTTGCTCTGCCTGAATATGATGTAATTCGAGATTATTTATGTGAGATAATTAATAATCGGTTTGTATCTGAAGCAGAGCGTTCCACAATGTTCTTACTTTCAAAAGGACCTAAGAATTTTGAAGGAACTATACCAGACGGAATAACGAGTTTAAGGTCTAAGGGTCTTGTAAATAGCATTTCTGAATCGACCTTTTATTTGCCGATTGGGTATTTGGAAGATTATTTGCGTGCATGTAGCCATGACAAGGAAGTTGTGGATGTTGATTCCATAGAGCAAGAAGAACTAAATGAGCTAGTAGGTCAAATAGAAAGATTGCGAGTTGGCGTAAATAAACGGTATATTAATGTTCATGAGGTATTTATTCCTTCTCACGAAGATCCAATCGAATTTGGAATCTTAAGAAAGCGATGCTATGATGAAGCTTCAATGGATGCATTTTCGGGATCGTTGTATAAATTATACTATGAAGGAAGTAATAACGGAAACAATCTTCCTGATAAATCGTCCGAATTCGCTAATTTAACTCGTGCATTAAGGCATCTATATAATCATAGAGAATGTGTTCCTTCGACAATGCCGGAGGAGCGTTTATTGATGATTGTCAATAATGGTAGTCGCCCGATTTATGATTATGAGTTCGCGAAGATGCAAGTTAGAATTCTACAATTATGTCGAGATGAATTATGTGGCATGCAAGTTCCAACTTCTCCTTCTCGCACTAATACAAATACCTTTACAACTGGGTCGGACAGCAGTTCTGCTTTAAGAGGAAAAATTAATGGTGACAGAAACAGAATTCTTGTAGATAATCATCCTGTATACATTATTGACAATAGAAAGGGATTTGCACCAAACAATTCCCCTCGAGAATACGACTATTCTGAAAGAGAGGAGGTTTTGTTTGAATTAAAAGAAGGAACGAATCCAAAAACGGGAAAGCCTATCTTTTTTGCAATAAACGTAAGACCGGCAAATGATTAATAATCATGCAACGCAAGAACCTCTTTGACGGAGATAGCTATAAGGCACAATTTGCTTTGATAACCTATCGGTGGCTTATGAGTCACCGATGGGTTAGTTATGCAGATATCATGGCTGATTATATTGGTGTGACAACAAAAGAACTTCCTGCTAATTTGTCAAATTGCGATGGGTATGGCGAGTTGAAGAAGGTGGTTGGCACACTAAAGAAAGCTATAGCCGATAAGCTTGAAAAGGACGTTGGCGAATGCTTTGAGGAAGAAGGCAACAACCGCAATAAGCGCTTTCGATACGTTGGTAAGGATGATGATCCACTTGCAGACATGCGTAATGCCAAGGTCATCAATAATCTTCGTCAGTACTGGAAGTTTTGCCAGGACTCTGCTGGATTCTTCCCTAAATCGTGGTTGGAGTACTTCTTCCATGATTGTCAGGATTTGCTCGACATGAAGGCTAAGCGCCGGAAAGGTGAGCAGGTGATAAGTTCAAGCCTTGACCGAATATTAACCAATATAGAATATCTCCCTCAGCTCTATGAAGCTATTACCAACAAAACGGTGATGGAGATAGAATATAAGCCATACGACAATGAACAAGTAACCTTACTATTTCATCCGCATTACTTGAAAGAGTACAATGGACGATGGCATTTATTCGGTCATGCAGAAGGTAGAGAACCGGAATTCGGGTACAACATTGCTCTTGACCGCATACAAGAGAAACCTCGTGAGAGGAGTAAGGTGGACTATGTTCCTGCACCGGAGCACTATTATGATGAGTTCTTCAAGGACATCGTGGGCGTGAGCCACATGAAGGAGCACCCGAACAAAGAACACATCGTTATACGCGCGCACGAACATTATATATTTAAATTAATAGACACAAAGCCTCTGCATCATTCATACGAGGTTGTGAAGCCTTACGGATTATACGAAGATGGAGAGTATGCTGAGTTCTCTGTTGATGTAGAGATGAACAACGAGTTTATTGGTCGTGTTCTCCAGATGGGTGCAGGACTCGAAGTTATGTCACCGCCAAGGATACGTAAGATCTTCGCGACAAGAGTGAAAGACATAGTTTCACACTACCTTGAACCTGGAGAGAAACTTCAACGAATGGTTCCAAATACGGAGGAACCATTAGAATCATAAGTTCTTGATTTTATCACAAGAATAGTTATTACCTTTGCAGAGTCAAACTTCGAAAACCGCCACGAAGTTGACGCTGCAATTCGTTGGTGGAAACCTAAAACTGATCGCAAATGGAAACACAGCAATCTCCAAAAACAGAAACGCCCATGACAGAGAAAGATCGTTGGTTGCTCGCAGCAGCTATCTGCTCGGCAATCGGTACTGCTATTACTGTTTTTTCGCAGGAAAGAAGTAGTTGATCAGAGAGACAATGGTTCCAAAATGAGAGGAACTATTGTTCAGACAGAAACATTATTCAAATCCGAAATCAAGTAGTAATTTTGCACTCGAAATCAAAAACGGACGACTATGAAACAGATACCAAACAACAACAAGGCAACCATGAATAACAAGGTAACAGCAAAGCAGACAAAGAAGCAGAGGAAGGCAGAGGCAGATGCTCACAGAAGAACCAACAAGCGTTGGGAACGTGTTGAGACATCTAATCGCTATCGCAAGGCAGCTACCGAAGAGCTCTGCAATGTGACAACAAACAAGATTGAGATTGAGGTACTTGACGGCATCCTTCTCAACTTGAACATCAGAAGTAAGATGAAGCCTTCAAAAGTGCAGGACAGAATTCTCCGTCGCATCATAGAGAAACGTCAGGCACAGGCAAACCACAAGAAGCATGGTCGTTCAGAAGATTTCACCTCAATGCACATCACCCTTGCATGCACAAGCAAGTGCATGAAGGATATCAGAAAGAAAAGATACGCTGCATGAACTTTCAAAAATGAGTGTGATTGGTTCCAAAACGGAAGGAACCAATACTCATGTAAAAAAGCTTGCATGCCCTATACTAACATAGTAACTTTGCATCACAATTCCGAGAGAGTTGGTTTTGTTTATACATTATTTTATTATTACAAACAACAGAGGTGGCGGCCTATTCCGCTAAACAAAAACCAGATGTACGATGAACACATCACTCGCACTCATTGCCGCAAAGGCACTCCCAGCCCTCTCGGGTAGTTCTCTCACCTACAACGCAGAGAAGAACGTGTACCTCACCCTCGGTTACACCAGCGCAGCTGGCAACACCTACTACCGAGCAATCCGCCTCTCTGACCGATTGGCAGTTTACTACCACATCGGACAAGGTTACGCCCACACCTTCCTCAACGGCATCACGCTGTTTGCATGGAACGGACAGAAGGCAAACATCATTGCCCAGAAGTTCTGGGGCGGATGCAACTGGCGATGTTTCAACGAACGAAGCGCCAAGGAAGAGAGCATCCTCATGCTGAAGGACTTCCTGAAGGGACAAGCCAAGACAATGGGCAGCATGGTGGCAGAGAGTCAGCTCCTTGACTTCTCGCGAAGCATGATAGAGGCAACTCATCAGAAGTGCTTGGGCTAACCATCATGCCCAATCAAAGAGAGAACAAACAAAAATCACAAACCAAGAAAAACAAAACGACATGGCAAGCTTAACAAAAGCGATCAACAAAGATCTGTTCGACAGCATCCTGCCGACATTCGGAAACCAACGAGTTCATATTCCTGTATGGGACGAAGGACAGAAGATGTTCCTCTGCGAAGAGTACGAGAGCGCAAGCGGAAACCGCTACTACAAGGGCGTGAGGTTCTGCGACCGCATCGTAGTTGTCGAGAAGGTGGGACTCTACCACAACTGGACCTACATCGACGGCATCGAGGTTTACGCCTTCAACGGTACACGCCTTGAACTTGTTCAGAAGAGAGACTACGACAAGGTGCATCGCAACGAGGAGTTCATCCGAAAGGAATTAGAAATCATGGTGCGCAACTTCTTTGAAGGAGTACTCAAAGCCCAGAGAAGCTGCATGCCACAGGAAGAACTCGAAGAGAAGGCGAAAGGCATCATCGATGGATGCTACAAGAGTTTCCTCGACAGCGACTACAACACACGTCTCACCCAAATCCTCCCACAAATCGAACAGAAGTAGGACATGCAGAACACACAGATAGACCCACACAACCACGAACAGCAGCTTGCATACGAGCTTGTTGCCAACACAAACTCCAGTTTCTTCCTCACAGGTCGTGCTGGAACAGGTAAGACAACCTTTCTTCACAACGTACAGAAGTTGGTTGGAAAGCAGTTCATCACCCTTGCCCCAACAGGTGTGGCTGCCATCCTCGCCGGTGGCGACACAATACACTCCTTCTTTGGCTTGCCAATGGAGGTGTGTACGCCAGGAACATGCGGCAAGATGAACGAGGCAAAGATTCTGACGCTTTTACATGCAGACACGATCATCATCGATGAAGTGTCGATGGTAAGATGCGACATCATGGATGCCATCGACTACACCATGCGTAAGGCTCTGCGCAACAACATGCCTTTCGGCGGCAAGCAGATAATCTTCGTAGGCGACATGTTCCAGTTGCCACCGGTGGTGAAGCAAGGTCCTGAGAAGGATATGCTGAAGGATCTGTACCAAACGGATGACTTCTTCTTCTACAAATCAGACGCCATCAAGCGCATGCGACTCGTGAAGATTGAGTTCCGCAAGGTGTACCGTCAGGATGACGAACACTTCCTGCACATTTTGGAGAACGTGCGCCTGAACAAGGTAACACCAGAGAACATCATGCACCTCAACGATCGCGTTCACATTCCGACCGCAGAAGATGGTGCTGTCATCACGCTGGCTTCCATCAATAAGACGGCAGACAAGATCAACCTTCAGCGACTAGAGGAGATTGAGTCGGAGGAGTTCGTCTATGAAGGAACCATTGACGGCAAGTTCGAGGAAAAGAAGTTCCCGGTGGACATGAAGCTTCGCCTCAAGGTTGGTGCTCAGGTGATGTTCACTCGCAACGACCAGCAAAAACGATGGGCAAACGGCACTCTCGGCAAGGTGAGCAAACTCACTAAGGACGAAATCAGCGTGACGCTCAACAACGGCGAGACATACATTGTGCCATGCTGTTCATGGGAGTCGTACAGCTACGACTACAACAAGGAGGAGCGCAAGATGAAGAAGGAACTCATTGGTACATTCACCCAGTACCCTCTGAAACTTGCATGGGCAATCACCGTCCACAAGAGTCAGGGCATGACCTTCGACAAACTCTCGCTCGACCTCAGCCGTGGCATGTTCGCAGCAGGACAGCTCTACGTAGCTCTGAGCCGTGTTCGCAGCCTTGAAGGTCTGTACCTCTCGAAGAACGTCATACCTCAGTATGCTCATACGAGTCGTGAGGTGCTGACTTACGCAAGCGAGTACAACAACGAGCAACAGATTGGCAACGAGATAGAGAGCGGAAAAGCTGTCTATGGCGCACTCCAGCACAACGACTACGACGAAGCGGCACGTCAGTACCTGCTCCTCGTAGCGAAGAAGGCTGAGAACGGCGACATCAAAGAAGCCATGCAGCAAGCAAAACGCTTCCTTGACATACTCGTGTGCGACGAGCATCTCTATGGTTCGATAGAGTCGGTACCAGAGTGTCTGACAAAGGCAAGCCATTGGGCACCGAAATTCCTTGCTTCGTTGCTCTGCCTCTATGCAGAGAAGTACGAGGAAGCATTGGCGTACGCTAACGAGGTACTGGCAACACACCAATGTGCAGAAGCCATGTACATCAAGTCGCGTGCCTTGGCAAAACTCGAACGCTACACAGAAGCTGACGAGACCAACTGCCAGCTTGCGAACGTGTTCGAGATGGCAACACCAGACGCAAAGGTGCTCTTCATGATTGCCATGCTCAACGAGATGCACATTGGCGATCCAGGACTTGACTTGATGCGCAAACTGGTAGAGGCACGTCCAAAGTACGACCTTGGCATCCTTGCCCTTCGCACTTTGATGCAATGCCACAACCTAAAGCTTGACAAGCAGTCGGACAACAACTGCGAGTTGGTGGACCTCTTCAACTCAGACGCTACCGAGGAGGAGTTCCTTGCTCAGCTGAAGGTCTGCCGAGAGAAGGCACCAAAGGCTATCGCTTACTTGATTCGCAGAATCAAAAAGCAAGAATTCAACGAAGAACAGCCTGCAGCATAAAGCAGGTGGCTCTTCCAAACAAACAAAACCAGAAAAAGATGAAGACAAGAACTGCAAAACTGAGAGACATAGAGCAAGTGGGGTTCCCTATTGTGAAAGCTGCATTCAAGGGAAAGGATGGAAATGTGTACGTGGGTGCTATGATGGTTGATAGCGGTTCCGTACATTGCATACTCAACAAGTCGGTACTTTCATTGATCGACGAGTCAAGTGTAATAGACGGCAAGACCATGGACATACACTCAGTACAAGGAAAGGGTGTAAAGTGCCAGGGTGTATCATTCAACTTCAAGATAGGATGCGGAGAGTACGATACATTCTATGTCAACAACACTATCGACTTCAATGCCATGTTTGATGGCGTGTTGATTGGTAACGACGAGCATCCAACAGAACCATGCACATACCGCAACTACTACAACAGTTTGATGGCGAAACTCGACATCCCTAAATTGAAATATCACGGCCTGCGCCATAGCTTTGCCACCCGTTGCATTGAAGCCGGATGCGACTATAAAACTGTCAGCGTATTGTTAGGTCATTCCAACATTTCAACCACGCTCAACCTTTACGTTCATCCTAACATGGAGCAGAAGAAGCGTTGCATTACCAAGATGTTCAAATCATTGGGCAAGTAAAAGTGTGTAACTCATCTTTTATATATAGCCCATAAAATTACGGCAAGATAACTAATCGCCAGTACGACCAAAGTAAATATAAGCCAAGAGGTGGAAAGCCAAACGCCTTCATTGTTCTGGAGGTGTTTGGCCATTTTGTCACTATGCCTTTCCAATAGATCTTCTTCGGCCTTAATATGTCGGACTGTGCATTGATGCACTTTTGCCAACTCATCTGTGCTGATTTTGGCACGGAAAACTATATTTTGTTCCGCTTTGACAATAGCACGGCAAATGCCTGAAATAATGTTGTCGGCACTATCCGTAGCTGTTTTGAGCGCAAAAGTAACTTCTTCCATTTTGCGGGTAGCGGCTTCCAATTCTAAACGTACATCCTTTAGTTCTTTAATTTTCTGTTCAAGTTTACTTTCTTCTTGGGCTACTTTGTTTTCATTGCCTACACCTTCTATAAGGCCGTCAATGTCTATCTTGTCAGATTTCCCTTTTCCTATTCCCATATTCATTGATTTTGAGTGAAACAATTATCTGTGTAAACCCCTCCTGCGCTTGCAAAGATGATTAGCCATTTGAGCGCATCGCCTTGCCCATTCGCGTTCATCCTCATCTTTATCCTTTCCCCAACCGCTCATGTCAGAACCTCCGCCGCCACTGGATGCAGCCATGCTCGTTGCACCGTCAAGGTATTCAGCAAAAAGGAGCAAGGCGGTTTTCTGTACATCTTCTATAGTTGCTAAGGGATTGTCATCCGGCACGGAACATTCCTTGCAGATGATTTCGTCCGCTTCTTCCGGTATGGCCACATGGTAATGGTGATATTCATCCGTGGAAATGTCGTAGTGCTTAATAACTAGAGCCGGACGGTTTGTCTGTGGCATTTCAGTCGAAACGGTAGCTGGCCGTATTTTCTGTTCGGTATTTGGGATTAGCGAAGATTTCCGCTCTTCATGAAGCCTTGCCCATGTCGCTTCTATCTTTGAAGGCATGAGATGTCGGCCTTTACCGAGAATGGAGGATTTATAACTGGAGTTGCCCGACAGAATAGAATAGCCTCGTACATTCCCCTTGTCATCCTCTTGCAAGTGTATGCCGTAGCCGTGTGCTTTTAGTCCGGCCTCATAGCCTGACCAACTGAAATTCGGCAAGGAGCGAAGCACGTCCATGCAAGTGCCAGCAATCTCCAGCCTGCGTTTCTCGTAAATATCCTCCGGCTGTACCCATCCCCGCCGTTCATTGATAATGTACGCAGCCGACATTGCCCGTTCCGCTATTAAGTGGTCATCGTTGACTTTTCCATCCATGTCCACACGGTTCACATCTATGTGCAGATGAGGTATGCCACTCTTTGCATCATGATGGAGAGCAACTACATACTGGCTGTTCTTTACGTTGGTGGATTTCGCACTGGTACGTTTAGTCTTTTTCGAGAGGTCAATGGAATCGAATACTTGGATGTACTCGTTTGCCAATCTGACCCAATCGTCCAGCGTCCAGCCTGAGGATTCTTCCTTAGTTGGGGATATTTCCATTCTTATCACATTCCGTTTGAGCGGTCTGCCTTTGTTGATTATACTGGAAAATTCTTTTTGTTTGAGTACCATGCGCTGAAACATGGCTTCAGCCGATATATCATCGGGTAAGAAATTCACTTTCACTATCTCGGCCTTGTCCTTGTTGACCGAATAGCGGACGGCGTTTCCGCCGTGGCTGATGGTGGCCGCTTTTGCTATCATTTGGTTGGGAATTTATTGGGTGATGTATTCCTGAATTTCATTCCAACGGGCCATAAGGGGAATGGCTGCACGCATCCACTGCTCCACGAAACGGGTGTCTGCGAAGTATTGCGCCCGATGGCTGCCCTGTATGGACTTGACGGCTGCCGCTATTCGTATTAGTTCGCCCCGTGCATCAGAGAGACTGCAAAGGGCTTCCACCTCCTTGTCGGTAAGTCGCCGCCTCGGATGCTGCCTCAAAGCACATTTTCGAATATAGTCGCTCAAAGTCAAACCGCAGGTCTCGGCAAGTTCCACGGCTTTTGCGTATTCTTTTTCGGTCACTCTGGCCTCCAACCGCTTTGTGCGCTTTATATCCTTTTTCTTTTCGTCCTTGTTTTCTTCCGTTGTTGTCATATCTAATGATTTGTAATAAGGTGATACGATAAAATAAATAAAACTGGTCAGCCCGGTGCGAGCTTGCGAGCGGCTGTAACGGCTTATGTGGCATGGAAGCGCGGAGCGTTTTTGTGCGACATAGGCAATTCTTGTAACAGTCCTGACACGAACTTTGGATATATCATGACTCACAGAGCGGGCAGTTTGTCCGAAGTCTTTATAAACGTCTAAAACAAACGTACTCCGCTACATTCATTCCTCAAAAAAGTGCTTCCAACCGCTTCATAAGAACAAGTCCCAATTCCGCCATAAACCAACGCTTTTCCAAAAGGTCACAAAATGCAGCGTGAAAGGCCGTGTTTCGCATTGTAAAAAGCCATCTTTTGAAAGCCAATACACGGCATTTTGCAACGGTCTCGGTTTCATTAGGTTTTACGCTCCGTTTCCGTCATGAACATTATTGCCCAAAATAAGGGATAGAGACGGCTGTTCACTGTTACAACAGGCGGAGGTATCCGACTTTCCAATTCCATCATTTGGCGTATTGGCAGAGATACCATCTTTATCTATACCATTGTCGCCAATCTCTCCGACACAATGGTGCCGTTCTTTCACGCTCACGTAATACGGATTGAGTATCTTTTGATTGTCCGTATACCATGCCGATACACAATGCACGGTGTGTATGCTTGTGCGGTTGGTCTGTTCGGATGTGACAATCCCCAACTCGGCCATTCTGTCGAGTAGCCTCGAAATGGTCTTCTTGTCATAGCCTAAACGGGTGGCCAATTCAACTTCCGAAAGGGCGACTTGCCCGATATGCAATGTAACAGCAAAGCCTTTCTTTTCGTACTTCGTTTCCTTAATGACCACAGCGTCAATGAGGCATTTCAATACCTTCATGCGGTCGATACCGTACTTGCTTCCTGCCAGAAAATCAAGCTGGCTGTCGGAAAGCACTATGCAATAATAAACGTCTTTCTTCATTTTCATTTCTATCTATTGTTCAACTAACTCTAACTGAAATTGGTCAATGAGCGTTTGCAAACTCGGACATCGCTTTATCATTTTTTGAAGCGTCATCATGGGAGTGTCCGCCATCAGCAGAAAGTCAGCTATATCTAATCCTTTTTCCCTTTGTTCGTTTGTAGCGCACTGCTCCAGTTTTTCACTGAAAACCACCTTAGAGCAAACGGAAGAAAGCAACTGCACTTTCTCCTGCCAAACCATTTTCGCTCCCAAATCAGGACAAAGAATTACGGCATGGTTCTTTAATACGCCAACGGTGTCAGCCTTGAAACAGCCGTGTATTCCTCCAGTTGCCAACCATACAAAATCAGGCATGAAGTGGCTGGCCACTAAAGCGGATTTCTCACTCTCCACAATGGCTACAGCTTTTGTTGGATAACCAGCTAAAAGATGTTCGCCAAACAAGCATTGCTTCATGTTAAAGTGTTCAAGTTCCAATTCCGTATGCACCCAACTCACATAGCTTCTCGGTTCTTTTACCCGATGTCCTGTCACCGGATTATACAGCATAATCTTTCCGGCTCGCACTCTTCCTTGTCGGTCAATCTGCCAGAACACCGTGGAGCCTCCCCATTTCTTGGATGTCCCGACACAGTATAATTTGAACAGCCGGGATGTTTCTTTCTCACCCAATACACCCGAAAGAAAGATGAATAACGGATTCAGTTCGTAGTTGGCAAGCGAGCGATGCATAATGTCACGATCAATGTAATCTGTTGGCTTGGGCTGCATAACTTTTGCTTGTGACTTCCACGACTTCCTTTCTTCCAATGCAACGGGATTATCCTTGAAATAATCCGATGGCTTGTAATGGTATTGGCACGAATGTTCATGGTCACATCTGCCTACATAATCGGGAAAGGCAATCTGCCCTTCCGTATCAACATATTTGACAAAGCATTGCTTCCTTCCGCATTTAGGACAGGTCAGCTTAGAGCCTCGCTTGTATTTTTGGAGCGTAAATCTGTATTCAGTCATAGTTCCTCCTTTTTTATAAATGCAGTTCGTGCAGTTTGCAGTTGTTGCAGTTTTGCAGGTTACCCATGTCTTCTGAACTGCAAACTGCAAATACTGCAAGGTGCAAACCGTGTAGCTCATTGCAGTTTCTCATATTCTCCTCTTTTGATTTTCCTGATAATCTTGCTCGTTGTAAGGTTGACCAACATATACATCACAGACCTTTCGGACAGGCCGACTTCTTTTCCTGCTTGGATGGCTTCGGTGGTAGAAAACAAGGCTGGTACGTTGTCAAGCAATTCTTTCTTTTGCGGTTCTATGCTCTCCATCAACATGAATCTTTGTATGTTTGAATAACAGTCTTCAAAATAGGAACTTAATCTGATGGCCGACTTAATGGAATCTATATCCACGAAATCCTTGTGTACTTCGCCACAAGCCCATCGGAGTATCTGAAATACCAAAGCCAACCGTGCAGCAATCATGGGTATTTTCATTATCCGACTGTCAACCAAGCCGTCATCCTTTATTTGGTTTACCTTATGAATTAGGCCATTGCGCCAGTTGGTAAAATAGGTACCAGCCTCTGGAGAAAAATTCAGTACGTTCTGTAAAGCGTAGTCGTTATTCTCATCCGTTATAAAACAAATCTCGCAAATACGGTTGATTACATCTTCCCACAAGGCAGAATACTTCTCAAACGATGAAGCTGTGAAATCTTCGTCAATCGGCCAGTCTGATATTTCCTGCGACGAGGGATATACGAAAATTATCCTATCCAGCAAGCCATTGTCCTTGTACCCCTTATCGACCAGTTCATGCACACGGGTAGTCTGCATCGTGCCGACTATGTTTATAAAAGGTCGCTCAATGTGAATAGGTATCGGCATACTGCATCTTGACACATCAAGAGGCTTACCGCTAAAAGCCGTCAAGAGCTGTTCTATCAGTTGCCCCTTGCTGTATTGATTCACGGCGTTGAACATTCCCATTATTTCATCCACATACACGGTCACACCTCTTGGATTATCGTTAAGTGCACGAATAAGAGCCTCAGGGGTAAAGTCCGAAATGATTGTTCGCTTCAAAATCGGCTTGGGCGGCAATGACGGCCTTTCATCTTTCTTGCCCTTCTGACTTTCTAGTATGGAATTGTAGTTTTCCATATCTATCTTGAATTGCTTAATGACTTTGGCATCAAGTTTTCGGATGGGCCGAAAGGCAAAGTCAAGCGGAGGTGTTTTACCCATGCCTGGCCGTCCGACCAATATCATGTATAGAATTGGACTACTAACCCAGCCGCCACGGATGCGGATGTTGACCGCATTGCCGATGGCCGTTGATGCTGCTGCAATAAGGGATGCCATTGTGTACTCAATGGAATAGTTCTCTTGCCGTGCCAATGCCAGAACCATGTCCTGCAACTTGGCAGGAAACACGTCCAAAGGTATCTTGTTCTCTACGATACCCTCGAACTCCATTCTGATGCTGTTGCACAAGTCAAGTGAATCCATTAGAACGGTCTGTTTCGTTTGGCATTAATGAATTGTGCAGCTTCTTCCGCCAGTTCCTTCTGTGATTTCCGCTTGCCGTCATGAAGCCATGCGTCAATCTCCGATTTGAGGAACATGATGCGCTTTCCTCTCTTATGGAACGGAATCTGGTGGCAACTCGTCCATCCGTAAACGGTCTGTTCCGCCGGATGGCTGGGCAGGTATTCGCACAGTTCTTTCAGGTTCATCCACTGGTCGGCAGGCCGTATTTGCGGGATATTGTTCAGACCGTCAATCTTGGAGTCAAGTTTATTCAACTTGTCCATCATCCATGACATTGCCTTGGGCAAATCTTCAAATGTAATGTTCTTGTCTTCCATATCATTATCAGTTGATTTTGCCGCAAAGTAATGGCAAATCCCAATACTGATTTATGGGTGACAAATATCACATAAAGAAACATCAGCAGGTCATAAGAATCATAAACAATATGCACTGATTATCAGCATCTATAATGACAAATTCCATTATTAGATTTTTTCGCTTATGCCTCTCGGCATAAGCGAATCATCATTGAATCATAAGGTTGTGAAGATAAAAATGCACAGAAACAGAAAGCCACCCACATGAAGATGCAGATGGCTTATGACTTAAATGAAATGATATAAGAGGTTATTCGGTCATTGGCAAATCCAGCTTAATCGTCTTGGTTGCCTCTTCCTTTTTGGCATCAACGACCTTGGCATAAATTTGAGTTGTACGGACATTCGTATGACCAAGCATTTTGCTGACCGTATAAATGTCTGTTCCTCCGGCGAGTTGCAGGGTTGCATACGAGTGCCTAAAGCAATGGTAGGTGATGTGCTTCGTTATTCCGGCTTCTGCAACCCATTTCTTAATTGGACGGTTAATCCATGACGGGTCGGGAAGTCCTGCAAAAACAAGTTTCTCACCGTCTTTCCTTTCGCCGCAAAGTTGGTATGCCTGTTCGGATATGGGCATATACTCAACACCTTTGGTCTTTTGTTGGGTAAAGTTCAAGCGGTAACCGCCATTAAATTCTTCAACCTCTGACCACTTCAATTTTTGTATGTCGCAATGGCGAAGTCCTGTCAAGGCTGAAAACAGCGAGGCTCGTTTTAATAATGGGTCACATGGAGTTTGAGCCAAACGGTTCAGTTCCTCAACCGTCAGATATTCCCTGCGGCTCTCTTTCCCCTGAATGCCTTTGACCTTTGCCGAAATATCAACGGTAAGATAGCCGTCAATAAAAGCTTGCTTCAATGCTGCCTTGAATATGGAGAAATAAGTGGATGCCGTGTTTTGAGAAAGAGTACCATTCTTTGTGCCTCCTTGTGGGGCGTTCAATATAAATTGCCGGAACGATTCTACAAACTTTAGATCTATCTGCAAAAAAGGAATGGTATTGCCTTTTGAAAAAATCTTCAGCAGCTCATATACACGGTTCCAGTTGGCGATGATAGAATCAGAACTGTGCGCATGACGGGTGCGCTGCACATGGTCAAAGTATTCAATAAAGTTGTAGCGTGAACGTTCCAGCTGTTCTGCTTGTTCTGCATCTGTTTCAGAATATAAAGAAGCATTATCATATTCCTTCTGCCGCAGACTTCTCACTTTGTCGGCATAGATACACGATTCTTGGTCTAACTGTGACTTGCATTGAATAATACCGTTCAAATCACGTTTAGGCTTATAAGTGGTTTTGCCGTCCTTGTCAGTTCGGGCGTTCCGCGACTTATCCCAAATGGGAGTGGTGATAGTACGGTTTAAATATTCACGCACTCGCTGAGGTGTAGGCTTATCGGCTTGAAAAACCGGATAAGCCTCTACATACAAATACCATTCTTCACGGTATTCTGATTTGCGAAGTTTTACTGAAACTCGCGTATTGGCCAGTGCTTTTTTCATTGCTTCGCTCCTTTATATAGATTGTCAATTTCTTTCTTTGGTACATAAACGAAGTTACCTATCTGCCGGGTAGGGATAGAGTATTTGCGGATATGCTGATAGACCGTGCTGTCGTCCAAATGGAATTTCTTGGATATTTCGCCGATGGTATAACAGTCCTTCGGTTCCAAGCTATATAGTTTGGCAACGGGCTTTGGTTTTGTCAGAGCTTTCTTCCGCAGAGGATAGAGTTTCAGCAGTTCTTCTTTGCTGACTCTTGTTTGTCGTTCGCCTACGTTTACACTTGAAATGACACCTTTACGAATCAAGCGATATAGGGTTTCTTTGCTAATCCCGAACAAGGCATAGGCTTCAGGAACGGTGATATAGTCTTTGGACTTCGGTATCTTCTTCACAACCTCATCCAACTTCTGCATCCTTAGCTCCTCGTCCTTGTTTCTCTTCCAAGCAATTTTAGAACATCTTGGAGAGCAATACCAAGATTCAATGGTCTTCGCTTTGAACGGTTCTCCGCAGATCTTGCATTTACGTACTATCTCGAACTTTGCTGCTGGCATATCTGTCTTTGAAACATAAGTTATTCACTATCACCACCGACAACTATATAAGTTTCACATTATCTACTTCTAAGTGTCGGAACAAATATGGTACAAATATACAATAAAAATCCGAGAAACAAGCAAATCAATCAGAAAGTGCTAAAAACAAAATAGGGCGTAACCAATTGAGTTACACCCTATTTTACTATCGTTAGTTATCGTTATTTACCGATACTTACTTCACTTCCTCAAATATAGCAACTGTAACTCCATCGCCAGGTAGACACCAAGTTGTACAATCAATATTAATCAATCCTTCTTTCTTATTTACCATGATATGATCGTCTGTGAGTAATGGACCTATGAAATCTCCAGAAAATGATAAATCATTTTTGGGATTATGAAAAACCATTTTATAATTCTTAGTAGGGTATCTCAGAATTGAAATGTAACTTTTGTCTGAGATAGGTGCATATGATATATATCGTAATTTGACATACGTAGATTTATCTAAGAGAATTTTGTATTTTTCTACCGTACTTTTATGTGCAATTGTAGCTTTGGTATTATAGGCTCCTTCTGTATTTATAGGAGTTTCATGCATTTCGGATAATTCTAAAATATTTTTCTTTTCTTCATTTTCATTCTGTATTGTGAATTCCATTAATTTAGGTGAAGTGCTATTACTATTTTTACAGAAGAATAAATCTAAACCGACAATTGCTTCTATTTTTTCTTTTCCTGCCATCGGATTCTTTAAAGTATATTCAGTTGTGATATCTTTTACTAAATAATTACCATTTCTGCTACAGCTAACAAAAGTGGAATAGTTTTCATAATATGGAGATCTGTAATATTCAACAATCTTATACTCTAATTCTAAGAGTCCTTCAGCAATATCGGGTATAGATTTGGATATTAACTTAGTACAACTATTTTTTAAATCTTCCACTTCCTCTAAAGTTAATTGCTCTAAGTACTCATCTGACGTGATGGTTTTGTATAATACTTTCTGAAAATAAGAAAACATATCAGGAATATTAATTATAAATGTAATCACTAAACCTGATATAATCGCTTGTCCTATACTATTTAGTATATTTTTTAGAGAGTTTTCGTCAAAATGTTCAATAGATGTACTTGATGTTCCATAGAAAATAAGACAAAAGGAAACTGCGGCCCAAAAATATATTGAATATTTTCTTCCTGTAGGCTGCTTTGATAATTTATTTGACCTTTGATTATTCACTTCTTTTTCACCTTTTTTGCAACGAAATAATTTCATGAATCTATTCCTGTTTTAAGATACGTTATTATGCATTTAAATATGACACAAAGTTAATAAAAAAGTGTATAATTAAATGGATTAGTAATAAATAATATTTTATGTTGATGCTGGATTTTCATTGTGGTTGAAAAACTATCGGATATTATTAGAAGAATTTGTAGAAGGAGCGGCTGAATAAGCTGCCTTTATATTCATAAGCAACAATTCATACCTATTGTGTATGACATATCCCGGCTTTCGTCGGGATTTTTTTCATTTGGGCCCTTCCTTTTATAAAATTCCCTCAATCACGTAGGGAATTTCAGAAAAGCAGTTGTCTTTATAGTAGAATTCGGTATATAGTGTTAGTATAGTCCTTCTTTCAGCCATTGCAGTTTCTTTATACTGGATTTACAGAATGTTCCAACATTGTGTGCTCTAATTGATTGTATATATTGAAAGGAACATGCTGGACCTCAGCTTTTATGCGGCTGAGGTTTTGTCGGAGACAAGAGTGCGTTGTTGAACGTGCGATGGAAATATGTGTTTAACCAAATTATTAGTTATGAAAAAAGAGTTTTGTATGGTAATTGCATTTGCTATGGCTTTAGCCGGGTTATTTATGCTTATGTTTATGTCATTTGATTAGTGAATGTCTGTTTGTTGACTGTTTTATAGAAGGGGCAGCTTATTCAGCTGCCTTGTTCCATTTCCCAGGAATTAAGTAATCCATATTGTGTAATTATTCCCCATGTGTGGTACTCAGTTCCACATATTTCCACACATAATTATTCCTTCTTGTTTTTATAATATGCTGATGTATAATGTATTATGTGCTGATGTACATCATGGCATATCGTTTGTCCTATAGTTAATACAAAAACTATATTTATTTACTTAAAACTTACGATTATGAAAAAAGTATTGGTAGCATTAGCAATGGTTATGGGATTAGGCAGTTCAGTAGCATTTGCTTACGTGGTTTCTGGAACACAGTCTGTAGAGCAAACTCAGCAAAATCCTCAGGATGAGTTCACAAAAGTGGAAGTAAAAGACTTGCCTCAGGCAGTTATGAATGTCTTGGCTAAGGACTATGAGGGGGCTGTAATAAAGGAGGCTTTCATTTCCGAGAAAGAAACCGGTAAGATTTATAAGGTTGTGTTGACCATCACCAAGGAAAATCAATCCACTGAAAAAGTAACGGTACTTCTGAATGAAAAAGGAGAAACTGTAGAATGAATGGAAACTCTGTAGTGGTTCGGCATCCATCTACAGAGATGATTCGAGATGCTTTTATGTCTATCTCGTTAATGCGAAAGGGGCGGCTGAATAGTCGCTCTTTTTGTTTATATTGTAATAATAGTTCGTTTCTTTTTCGTCAGAAATTCCTATTATAGAGGGTTGTTTTATACAAAATAATGTTTATATTTGTATTCTAATCCCTATTGTATTATGAATGACAAACAACAACTTCTAATTGATTGTATTTCCCTTCTTCCCGTTATAGGCATTCTGGTTTTGATAACTGTTGCCAATGACCAGCTTGTTACTATGGTTGCTGCCTATGTGCTTTGCGGAGAACTCTTATGTGTATTGGTTAGCAGGATATTAAATTTGTACTATATTGATGTGGCTTTTGTTTGGTTGGGTGGGATTATGCTTTGGTTGTGGTATTGGCTCTGGTTGGAGTCAAGCCATGTAGTGATGGAGATTGTGGAAAGGACAGTTGAATGAATCGCTTCTTTTTCAGTAAAAAATCCCCGTAGCTGCTCAACTACGGGGATGGTGTCAAATAACAGAGTATCAATATGAGATACTAAGTGAGCCTATTCCATTACAGATAAATCATTGTCAACTTCATACTGGTTACAGCCAAAAGCCGCACACATTAAAATAAAACGTTCTTTTATGCCTAATCCAGTATATCTGTCTACGGCTCCACTGCCTTTTGCATGAAGTCCTGCTGCGTATTTATCTATCTGAACTTTATTCATTAAATCTACATGAGTTTTACGGGCAAGTTTACTGCTTGCAATCTCATATATGGATTTGTACTCATTTGTTTCCAATGCCGCACTAAACATTGCCACTTTCCGGCTAATCTCACAGTATTCAAGTAGTTTTTTTATTTGATAATTGTACCCGGTTTCACCATTGCCATCAGGATAATAGGGTAACAAAGCATTGCTTGGTAGCCTACCTTTATACTTCATAATAATATCATAAGCAATACGAATGATGGGAGTTTTTATCTCAGTGCGTATAAGTCCATCCTTGTGTGTTTTTTGAGGTAAATAATGAATGTAAGGTATTCCTTCTTCAATGCTGATATTATCAAAAGTGAATCGTCTGAAATCACCTATACGGCAACCGAAACAACATTGAACAACGAATACATCTTTTACTCGCTGCAATGTTTCGGGACATTCTTTGTGGACAACTTCATTGAATTCTGTTTTGGTGAGAAAGAAAGGCTCGTCATATTGTTGCTTCATAATGGACTCTTTTTCTTTTCCTATCTTACGGAAAGGAGATACGGGAATAACATCATTACTTTCAAGCTCCACCATAAATGCTTGTAACAATAAAAGTTTCTCAGCAATTGTATTCTGGCTTCTTTCCTTTGATGGCGTATTCCGCTTATTCATTTCTGCGTACAGTTCTGGAAATTTTTCAACCAGAGTGTATTCTTTGCGTAGAAAATCACGAAAATTTAGAATATGTTCCTTGTTGAATTCATTGACCGGCAACCCGTCAATGCCATTGATAATGAGGAATCGAGTCAGTTCCCTTATCACTACATCGTAATGTTTCTTTCTGCCGGGACCTATTACACCTGCATTTAGCCATCCGTCAACATAGCGTTGGAACATACTACACATGGATTCCTCTTCACTGCTGATGTTATATTTTTCAGGATGTAAGTGCTGGTCTATTAAGATTTCCAGTTTTTCACTGGTTAATTCTTTGTTGCTCCCATAAATGGATAAAATTAGATTCTTCCGTTCTTCAATAGATGTGTTAAATGATGTTCTTATGTCTAACTTTATAATACTTTTAGCCTTATATTTTTCAGTCTTGGCATCCCAAAGAGTAGGAGAGACCATAATATCTGATTTGTGGAATAACTGTACATTGCGTCCATCAGATAATCGAAATCTGACATTTACTTCTTTATCTTTCTTCCCAGTTCTTATAAATGCTTTTACTGTAGTCATATATTCTCTGTTATATCGGTTGTGCAAATATACATAAATTGCACAACTCAGTTCAAATATTGCACAACATAATGCAATGGTATGCAATATAATATTTTTATATAACTCTGATTTTTAATATAATGTTATATGTATTGGTTTTATAGTATTTTATATTCCGAATCGCAACGGAATCACAAGGAAAAAACCGCAAATGGCTAATAAAAAGCTTTTGCGGTTTTCTTGTTTTAGAATTAGAAAATGTCCGCATTTTGTCAGCATAGGTTGTAATGGGAAACAAATTGGAGTATTTGGTTTACATTGCAGGCAAGATTTATTTGCGATACCTGGAGAAAAAATTATCAATCCAACGGACTAGATATACTATAATAACTCCGGCTATGACCATACTGATAATACGTACCAACATAATTTATAGAATTAAAGATTTGTTTTTATGGAATAATAATGTGCAAAGATAATTGATTGGTGGAGAAACAAAAACTCTGGAAAGGATATAAAGATAGGAATTAACGCATATTTTCACGGATATAATCTTCTATTGTAAAATCACTCTTATATCTAGATATTTCCGGATTCTTCTCTACAGTCGTAATGCAACGTTTTTCTTTACCAAGTACCAACCGGTTTAGGAAGCTCAGGATGTCATGACGATTATCCTTCATAGGAGAATAGGATAGGGAATGTCCTATACCTTCCGCTATATAGAAATAGTATGCTGTCTCTTTTTCTTTCAGTTGCATACAAATAAAGTTTGAGCCCCATAGCCCCATTTCCTCTTCTACTACTGCCTTAGTAAAAGGAACCGTGCTGTCGGCATCACCATGGAACAACATAAGAGGACAAGGGGACATTATCCATTTTGGAATACCATTGGCACAGATTGCTCCAGAAAAGGAAATGACCCCTGCATAATTGAAATTGGCAGGTAATCTGTCCGCAAAAGCCGTTTGATTGCAAATCTCATACTCTGCTTGAAGGGCAGTTATCGCACCTGCACTTGAACCGCAAGCTATAATTTGTGCAGGATTTATTTGCCATTCTACACTATGCTCAATTATATAATTTGTAGCATCACCAAAATCTTCTACAGCACAAGTGATTGCTTGTTGCAGGGCAGAAGAGAATCCTTGCAAGTCCGAATACTCCGATTTATCTATATCCTTTAATTGGGTACGGTAATCTGTTGATACTACCATATAGCCGGCTCGTGCCAAAAAATGAGCTGAATTCAACTTGCAAATGCAACAGAATTCTGATTAATAATTTGTTTAAATTT